CATCTGAATAAGTAGACCCTCCGACTAAGTCAGTAAATCTATTGGTATTGCCGAATGGGTTATTTCCTGAAAGAGTTAGCCATCCCGCTTCTCTACCGAATTGAATAGTACCGTTGTCATTCGTTTGATATACTGTGGTTTGACCCGTAACAAGTGGAAATTTATTACATCCACCACCTCCACTTGGAACAGCAACCGTTAAAGTATTACCTACTAAACTAACTGAATCAGGAGTGACAGGACTAACACCATCATTCACATCAACTTCCAATATCGTGCCAGATGGGACTGATCCGTATGATACATCATTCACTTCAATATCAACAGAACTGCAACAAATGTACCCGACATACGTTGACAACCAATCTTGCAAAACTGTTTCACTTGCAAAAGCGGATAATGTTTCATCAACAATATCAGCAAGCGCAAACGCTTGACCAACGTTTAACAATGTACCCGATACACCATCAAATGATTTCGGTACTGCTCCTTTTTGAATGAATTGATAAAGACCATCATCGTCAATAGTCCACTTTAGTGTTTCCCTTGTTTCGTGAATCAAAATGTCAGATGTGACCGTATCTGTTACACGAAAATAATACCCGTTAACTTCAAATTTATATGCCATTGTTGTATAATGAATTGTCGTTTTTAACTCTATCACCGAAAGTCAACGTGAACGATGCCCTCCTATCTTTTGCAAAATACTGATTCTCTGTCAACTCTCTGAACACAACAGGAAAATCAATGTATTTATACGTATGTGAATATTTCCAATGCTCGGAAACATACATTTCATCCTCATCGATCATGTGTAAATCAAGTAGTTTCTCACTTAAACATTCAGGTATTAAGTCACTTGAGAATGTGTATAAATTATCATTTTTGCGAGTCACCTTTTCAGATACATAACCCTTTGTTATCAACTGATTCACCTCAGGTTGTCTATCTCTTTGACCAAACCACCCAGGGATTCGGATAGTGTCGAAACAATTTGATCCTGTAAAATCAATGTCTTTTTGTTGGTTGTATGATTTGAATAACGTCCTAAATCTGACCAACTTCTGAACACGCTCCATTGACCATTCTTGAAGCGTATAAACTCCCCAAACTTTAGTGTATGAAACTCCGGCTTTCGTATAATTCAATGTTATCTTGTACTCACCAACACCGTATGTTGTCAAGATTTCATTCCAATTGTACATGAAACCAACAGCTAAAGAATCATTTGGAAATTCGGCATCCGTTCCGAGGTTTGTTAGCGGTGAGGTTGTTCCACATTTAGTCATCACAAATGAACAAGTGTCTGTTGATACTGCTTTCTTGTAAAAAGCTAATGTTGTATCGTTTTTCCATTCATCGGAACTTGTTGTACTTGCGAAAATATCCATTTCACAACAACACTCATTCAAACCACGAGTAACATCTTCGGGTTTCTCAGGCTTGAATACGCTCAATGTTTCTTTGTATCTGTAATCCATTAGAATGCTGAATAATAATCGTTAATATTTGTTTCAATCGTTGTCAATGCAGATGTTTTATCTTTTCGCCAATATACAACCTCTTGGAAATTACCCGATAGGTAAATAGTATCAGTAACACCAAAATAATCCAATGTAACCAACGGATCAGCACTTGATGTATCACTATCTAAGAAAGTTCCATCAGCTTGAACGTAAATTGATAAACTTGCATCGCGTCCGGCAGTAATTATTGTTTGCCCTGTCAACGCTGAACTTGATGCCGCGTTTCCGCTTACCGCCATATTCGTTATAAGTACATTAAATGAACTCCATCTGATCGGATAATAAGTGTTTGTTAACGAACCGATCAACACGGTTTCCGTTCCGGCTGTCCTTTCAATTACACCCGTAATGTAATAAGTCGGAGATGTTGATGTTGTTCCGGTTATCTCATAAGCGTCATTAACACCATCGAATAACGCACAAACTTTTCCGTTCAACTTTAATACGCTTCCGGGATTGGCAACCTTTGCCATTTTGGTCTTATCAGTCTGCACGGCATGTCTGCCGTTTCCTGTCTGATCATACCATGTTTTAACAAGAACGTTTGATCCTGATGCAAATGTTCTGATTGCAATGTCATCAACTGCATCTCCAACAAAGAAAAAATCTTGTTCAACATCATCAACTTCACGAATCAATCGAACAACCGGAAGTGAATCCGGATATATTGTTTTGCTTGATACTCTTCTGAATGAGTATGCTAATTCAGCATCCTTGTTTGTTGTTATTAAATACCCAATCGCAACCTTTGGAGTTGAGAATGATCGATACGATAGTGATACACTATTTGAACCGATCTGAGAACAATCAATCCTGAAATTAACTGTAAGTGATGTTGCTCCAAGTGTTTTTTGCAGTTTCGTTTGTCCTGGAGATGGAAGTAAACAGTTATTCGGCTGTCCATCGTGATCAAGTACAGATGAAATAAATCCAATTCTCGTGCCTTCAAACGTTTCACAAGTTACCTCCGCCCATTCATCTGCAAATGCGTTTATCCAATCAAACACAGCTTCAACATCAACTATTCCGGTATTTGGTAACGCATTGATAGTATTACCATTTGAATCCGTATATGTAACCGTGCAAGATACGTTCGGATCGTCCTCATACGCTCTATCAATAAAAGGAGTATAGTTGTAATCATCAACTCCTTGAACGCGCACAAAGTACGCAACAAACAATTCCCAATCTCCGGACTGAAGTTTTTGCCAATTCTTATTTTTTCCATTGAACGGTTCATTTGAATCGAACAAATCATCATCAACATTTGCTTGTTCAAACCAATAACGCCAATCATTCAAATATCCGTACTCCAATTTAACACCGTATTTCCCAACAATATCAAGTGATGTATCACGTGTTAATCTGATAATGTTTCGATCTGATGAAGGAGGTAATAAAAAACCTCTATTGATCGTTTCGTTTACTTCATATTTTCCCGATATAAATGGAACATTTGTAAAATCAAAATACACCTCCTCAAGCATAAATGAATCATTCGTTGAAATGTTACGGCACATAATGCCACATCGAACACCATCAACAACCTCGTCATCAATCAATCTGAATGTTCCTGTATATAGAACGTTGTCCTCTGTCGTTGTGTTCGGATATGCAGTTGAGGTGACATCATTACCGGCGTGATCAAGTAAAACGTCATCAACAACGTCAGGATATTGACCACCGATACGCGGAGCATCGTAACAGTCATCATTGTAAATCAATACATTTACTTCATCGCTGTTTTGCGTTCCATCTGTTGTGTAATTTGATACCTGAACCCACATCATAAGGTTTCGCAACCCATCGGATAAGTTATCAAAAAATGCTTCACTTGATGCGCTTGGAATGATGTCAAAATCGACAGTCAAAACACTTGCTGAATGACTGAATTGTATGTTTTGCAAGTCAAATCTTGCTCCATCTGAGTTCTCAAAACCACTCCTTAAAGTTGCGTCAGGTGATGCACTATGCTGAAAATTCACATCCGGAGCGTTTACCAAGCAATTCTGAGCGAAATCAGTACTCAAGTTTTTGTATAAAACATCATCAAACGGTGTGAACGCAAGTCCTAAACGATAGTTTGATGAACCATTTAATTGATTCGGAGCGCTTAGTATCGCTTGACCGTGAGTTGTTTGATTATATGCGACTTTATCAATCGAATTCCCTGATGTATCTGTCAACTCAATACTTGTAAACGTGTACGCACTTGGATAACCGTTGTAATTCTCATTGAACCAACCCGTATTTGCGTTGCTTGATCCATTCAAATCAAACATTTGACCGTTTGACGTATTAATTTGAGGAAATGATGCGATACGAATTACTGGATTTAAACAGTTTGCAGCATTATACCAAAAAGGTGATGTTTGATCGTTTTGGAAAATACCCCATTGCAAAAATTTGAATGTTATCGTGTAATTGTATTCAGTCGCAGTTCCATTTGTCGCTGCATTCGTAAATGTTGTATCTGAATTCCTTGTCAATACAACATCCTTCACATAACCCCCTGATTTATTACCAAGTTGAACCATGTTAATTGGAATACCTATCGCTAAAGAACCAACTTGATTGTCAATAAAGCGATTCAATTCGCTATCAATAACTGAATCAGAACTTGTCGATCCTGTCAAAGCTAAATTAAACCTCATATCAACTGATTGCGGTTGCTTATTTGCCACAATAAACATTCCGGTATATGTTCCTGACGTTGGGAATGTTTTGTATTGATATTGGCTCGGTAATGATGCCGTGAAATACATATAACTTCCGTTTATGTAATCGATCGTTCGTGAGAATGAAACAGATTGCCCATTCTTCTTGAAATATATCGTAACGGTATCACCATCAGAAAAACCATAATCAAGCCAAGAACCCGACTGAATGATTAAATTGTCAACTCCGGATGAAAAAGTATTGCTATTCCCTGATCCGGCTCTATAACAATTCCTAAATGATACGGATGCTGAAACCCATTTTCCGGCATTGGCATATAACGCCGGAAGTGAATTATACTGTTCGTTTGTAATTTGCAATGGCATTGAGTGCGGTATTTAATTTCTGTTGTTTAACTTCTATACTTTCATTATTAGAAAAATCAAGGGAGTTTTGTGCCACCTTAATTTTATCCGATAGTTCATCATCAAGATAATTCAACGGTATTGATTTCAACAACGCGTCAACTTCTGATGTTAAACCCTTTAGATGTTCTTGTAATTTCTCCATATTTATGAAATTGCTATCGTTGTTAAATTATTCGCTTCATCGCTTGAGATTGAGTAATATATCTCCGCTTCCCTCGCTTCATTTACCCATTCAAAGGTAATTATTTTTAGCGAGTTTCCGAACTGATCATTCACGTAGTTGTTATTCAGTAAAGCGTAAAATTGTTCCGGACTGAATCTAATTCTTCCCTGGTGCAACTGCTTGAAGTTTTCTTTCACTTGCTCCGATGAATGATATTTTGTGTAAATAGTAGGCATCCCGATAATATCGAAGTAATTTGATGGCTGTTTACCGCCTACTGTCCACAACACTTTTGGAACAACAAAGAATTGTTGACTCACTTGTAATACACCAACTCGGTTCACAACTTTACTCGCAAGTGATGAATTACCTCCAAGAAAGTTGATTAATGAATCCGCTAATTGTGCAAATGGTAACAAAGTCAATTCAACGGCGTTTAGTTGATTTTTTCTCGTTCCATAGGCAAAACCACAAGCAACCTCCCTAAGACCTTTTATATTGACTAAATCAGGGTTAATTACAGTAATCGGTTGTGTTTGGTATTCGGCATAAATTCCTGAACTCTTATCCATTGTATGTGTATCGGAAATGTCATATGCTGCATGAATGTAATAACGCGACCAAGTTTCATCAAAATTATAAGTCCATTCATTTTGTTTGCGATCCTGTATTTCAAGAGTTGTCGTGATATTAACTCCTGAATTGTTTTGCCAATACGATTCATTTTCAATGAAAAGAACACCGTTCACAATTCTATATTCAGCGTTCAGCCATTTACAAACCTCATTGATCATACCCATCAACGTTGCCCAAATTCCATCTGACGCAGTCGGATAACCTTTTGTATATGCTTGAGTTTGTTGTGCGATTAGGTAATCAAATATCGACTGTTTTTGTTTCAACAGCGGAACAGGCAAAAACGTTGAATCAAGTTCAATTAATGATGACGAAAATCCAAGGTTTATCTCAGGATGTTGTAAACCTTGAGTTATCAATGATCTGAATGTATTTGCTTTGAAGTTCCTAACAATCGGAATGATCAACTCAATGATTTGTGAAATGAGATTTATCAAAGCGATGATTAAAAGCGCAACATACACGGCAGATGCGGCAACCTTAATCGCTACTGATGCAATTTCACCTGGCTTTGCGTTTGGCGGAACGTCAGGGGTTAACGCTTCAACAAGGTCTGCCGTTGCATTTGCAAGTTCACGCGTTGCCGTAATCAACTCCTTTGTGAGCGTGTACGTACTTATTGAAAGCATGATCAACAATTCAACTTGATTGTCCTTTACGATGATATAAGGAACGTTGAATATTCCCGTAATAGTACTTTCAGCGTTTATCGCTTCAAATGACAATCCGGATGCCTTTTGTTCAAACCAATCAACGCCTTTTCTTCTTTTCAATGTAAATTCACCTTCACTTGTTCGGTATACCGGATTATCAACTAAATCAATATAATATTCAAAGATTTGTGATCCGATTTTTATTGTATACGGTATACCTTCGTGATGTCCGATCGTATTTATATGTTGCAAAACAATTTCATAAGCCTTATTTGCAAGAATAACATTGTCAACATTCACCTCAGCTTCTTGCCAATTACGTGTGTAATCGAATTTAAACCCGATTTCATCAGCGTTTACAGGCTTGTGAGCAATACCATTTATGAAAAATTCAGTTTCGATCATATTTTGAACCTTTTTGTGATTGTTTTGTGAGTATTCTTCTGTTTGTGCATCAAAGTAAATCCTTTGGCAGTCGCATTGATTATTTCGGCAGTATGTTCAGGCTTATTCAGTATTGCCTTTTCAACTCCGGCAATTCTATTTTCAACACTCATTAACTGACCTACAATAGCAGCACTTTCCCAAGCACCACCAATTTGTGCAGAATCAATCAATTTGCCGTATTTCCATCCGTGAATAATATCCGCAACCTCATCATTTGACAATCCGCGCATTTTCATATTCTGCTCCTTTGTCATCACTCGCTCTCCTGGATGCAATATCGACAACATTCCGCCACGACCATCCACGCCCGAACCATTTAAACCGGTATCCTCAGTACCTTTTTCAAACGCCGGTAACGCTGCAATGAATTGTTGTAATACTCCACTTGAAGTAATTGCCTTTGTGAACGCTTGTGTACTATCGTCACCGGCTTGTAAGTTCGCATTGTACGATTGAAGTATTGAACTTACCAACAGTATTCGTTGCTTTCGCTTCTCTTCTTGTTCTTTGCGTAAATTACTCTCTGCAATCAATCTATCCTGTTCGGCAAGTGATTCCTTTGCCGTTAAATTACCCTCTGCGGCAAGTTTGCGATACAAATCAGCTTGATCCTGTGCCATTTTCATCTCCTCTTCAATCTTTGATATTCGCTCATCTGCACGTTCAACAAAATAATTCGTTGCTAAATCAATGTATTGCCGTTCTTGTTCAAGTCTTTTTCTTCTCATTTCGGCAATTTTATCCTCAATGTCTTTCAGTTGCTCATCAGTTAAAAAGAATACATCCTCAGGATTAACATTAGGCAAATCGGGAATACCAAAATCAGGGACTTCTTCTGCTAATTTTCTACGTTCTTCGGCAAGTTTCCTTTGCCTTTCCTCATATTTTTTCAATACCTCATCAAGATCAACAATTGCATCTTTTTGATCCTTTTTAGCCTTGGTGTCTTTTTCGGATTCTTTTTTACTTTCATTGATCGATAGTGACAATTCAAATGTCCTATTTTTCAAATCAAGTTTCCCGGCTTTAAGTGTTTCTATTTCTGAATTTAAAAACTTGTACGAACCACGTAATTTCGCAAGGTTGTTTTTCTCTGTTTGCAACTGAACTTGCTCATCATATGTTAAATTCAATCTATCCTCAAGAGATTTAACACGTTCCCTTTGAATTTCAATTTCATCCTCATACGCTTTTCTTTGCTTGTAAAGATAATCTATACGCTCACCAATTAGTTTTGTTCCTTTAGATGTCAACTCCTGGCTTTTTTGTTCAAATTCAAGTTGAGTAATCTGACCTTTTGACAACTGCTCACGCAATAGATTAACTTGCTCCTCTATTTTTGCGTTAACCTTCCCAAGATCAGCAGTTGCACGTTCTGCACCCTTTGAAATTGCTGAATTAAATGCTTCAGCTTCTCTCCTTGCTCTCGCTGCACCGGTTGCGAAATCATACAACCCTTTAACAAGTTCCATTAATAAAGCAATTGCAACAGAAAATCCGATTCCCTTTAACGCCGCGCCAAATGCTTTTGCACTTTGTGATGCACCTTGCATTGATTCTCCTGAATCTTTTATTGCTCTTTGCATCTGTACAAACTCAGCAACACGATCTTTCATCTTCATTGCCAACATTGTCGTTTTATAGATAACAAACAACTTGATGACTTGACCTAATGTTGATAATATGGTATCAAGATTATCGGCAAGGAATTTGATCCCTGATGCAAGTTTACTTCCCGCCCCTGTCGCATCATTTAATTTTAAAATGTAACCTTCCCATGCGGATTGCAATAATGCAACTGCTCCTCCGACTGTTTTCAACTGAGTTTCTGCCATCTTTGCCGCAGCACCATCAGCATTTTCAAATTCACCTGTAAGTTTATCAATGGTTTCTGTTTGCTTAGATAATACAAGTAAGGCACTCATTGCGTTTTTACCAACTTCATCCTCTGCACCGGCTAAATCCAATCCCTTTGCTGCTAAATCCTTCAATGCTTCTCCAACTGGTTTCCCTGATGCACCGATTTCTGATAATATTCTACGTAATGCAGTTCCGGCGTTACTTCCTGAAATACCGGCATTTGCCAACGCTCCAAGCATTGCTGTTGTTTCCTCTAAAGATACACCAGCGGAATTCGCAATAGGAGCAACAACTTTCATCGATTCAGCAAACTTATTCATATCAAGTGCCGAAGTACTAAATGATTTAGCCATTACATCTGTAACGTGCATCGTGTCCTCGGCAGTCAATCCCATACCTCTGACAGTTGAACCGGCAACTGCTGCCGCAGTCGCTAAGTCTGATCCTGTCGCGGCTGCAAGGTTTAATGTTGCTTCAGTTGCGTTTAATATTTCACTTTCAGTAAATCCTAACTTTGCAAATTCTGTTTGGAGTTCTGCAACTTGTGTAGCTGTAAATGATGTCGTTGCTCCTAATCGTTTTGCATCGGATTCAAGCGCAACAACTTGTTCACGTGTTTTGCCTAATACAGATGCTAAATTTGCAACTCCTTGATCAAAATCAGCAATTACATTAAACGCGTTTCGTGCTATTGCAGTAACACCGAAAGCCATACCAAATGCACCGGCTAAACTTGTCAATTTTCCACGCAACCCCTCAACTGCACTCGTGTAGTTACCCACATTCATACGCTGTTGTTTAAGTTGATCTCCGGATGCCTTTATTTTTGCATTATTCTTGTCAAGTTGAGCATTTATTTCGCGCATTCTCATTGTACCCTCTTTGGTTTCAAGGTTCAACTTTTCGCGCTCCCTTCTCAACTGAGCATTTTCAACTTTTAATTTTTCAAGTGTTCCAAGTTCTTTTTGCTCCAGGGTTATTTCCTCCTTTAAAAGAGTATTGTATTCACGATTGATTTTCTGCAACTTCAAACGCTCCTTTTGCAAATCCTTATCAATCATCATCTTTGCTTTCGCAAGTTCGTTCGCCTTTTGCTGCGCAGCGTTTAGGTCTTTTATATCCTTTGTATTGTTAACCTCTTTCGGTGCGGACGTTTTGACCATTTTACTCGCTTCCTTAACCGCGTTCAATGCCTTTTCAAGCAACACAACCGATGCCTTCGCTTCTTCAGCACTCTTTTTAATCTCACTAAACGGGTTCGATTCTACGAGATCACTCTTCTTTATTTGCTTTGCCATGCTTCTGCCTTATTTGTTCGTTTTCCTTTATACAATTATCCAATGCCTTAAAAAAATCCTTCGCGATCCATTCGCGTTCATTTATGTATGTTCCCAACCATTTGCTGACAATGATAATGGCATCGTCCATATCACCACCACGCGAATCGGTTGTAAGTTGCTCCATTTCTCTTTCAAGTCTGTTTATCAAGTTCCTCGCAAATTCGTTGTCATTCTCAATGTAATCAGTATAAGCATCGATCAACTCCATTTGCAACTCTGCATACCTTTCATATTTATCTCCTAATCCAAACCTCTTCAAATAATCATCATAAACGGCTTCAAACGCACGTTCATCTTCCTCCTCAGTTCCTTTGTCTTCATTCCTCCTAAGTTTAGTCAGATCGCCTGATAACGCTTTTCTGTACTCCCACAAAGTAACCTCATCCAATGCCATTTTGTAATTCTCTTTCAACATACTCTATGTATTTACGTTTAATCATTTCAGCTAATCTATCCATGTTTTCATCTGTCAAACCAACGTGTTCCTCCGAAAATCGAAGTAATTGTGTTAACTCCTGAAAACGATCTTGATCAACTGTTATTATCAATTCACTTGATGTCGCTCTGACTTTCCAAGATGACCAATATTGTCCAGTAACCTTGAAATCAATATGCCCAACTTGCAAACCTTTTGACCTCCTAAACTGAACTGTCATCGGTGCGTAATCACCTAAACTTGCACCCGTTGAATCAATACCATCCTCACCCAACTGTTCGTTTGTGTTCATCGATATAATGAACTGCAAAGTTGTTCTGTCGGTAGCGAATCTCCAAGCACGGATTTCACTCAGCTTTCTCGCTGAATCAAGTAAATTATGTATCGCTTCAAATCTTATCATCTTAAAACAAAAAAGGGAATGCAATTAAACACTCCCTTTTCCAATAAATTAACCGATTACTATTCTTCACCGGTTTTGTTTTCTTCTTTTGGCTCTTCTGCCTTTTTACGCTTCTTTGTGTAATTCGGAACAGATAACCCGTTTGCTTGTTTCCAAGCGTTAACAACTTGGTTTCTGTCGTTTTTGGCAAAGATACGGATTGCTTGTGCTTCGGTTACGCTCCGCAAAAACTTTCCTGAATAACGCTCTTCACCAAGAATTACAACCTCCGGAAGTTTCGACATTATAATGTCGCTACAAACGTACCATTAGCAACATCGTAACTTGTCGCAGATACCGATACGATTACATCATCACCTGGAGTAATATCAAGGTCAGCGTGAGTAAGTGTATAAACACCTTCTCCAACCTCTGCCGCAGTAACCGTCACAGGAGTACCGTTTGCGGTAACTGTGAAGTTTGCTGTAAGTAGTCCAAGAACACCCTCTTTGTTTGTCGCAGTACCGAAATCAGTAACAACTGTCGCTTCAATAGTTACTGAAGATGCTTCTTGAGCAGTACAAGCCGCACGGATTAATGGACGCAATGAAGTTGCTTTATATCCAAGTTCGCTTGAAGTTATTGCATAAGAATTCACGAAATCCTCATCAGATTCCAAATCCCATGAAACCATAACACCATTGATTGAACCATCAACTGCACGTTGAATGAATGAATCAAATGTTTCACGCTCCATTGCATAACCGCGAAGTGCTGCAACAGAAGTGTCATCCATAACACCCCAAATGTTTCCATCAACAGTCACCTCAAAAACATCAACTTCAGAACATGATCCGTTTGACAATTCTCTCGCGATGGCTTCAACACCATCATCACCAGGCAACATGAAAGATACCGTTCTGATACCACCTTCACCATCAAGTTTGAACTTGCGACCTGATGCCATTGTTTGATAAGCCGTGTCAGTTCTATCAAAAGTTACTTCCTCAACTCTTGGGAATGGGTAAAGTCGCTCAAGAACCGCTGTTGATGCTTGAACAAGTGCTTGAATATCTGCTCCTAATGTCGGAGAACTCAAGTCGATAACGTTACGCGTTCCATCCGCTTTGTATCGTGGGATAAGAACAGGAAACGCAAGTTTTTTCTTTCTGATCACACAGTTTGGTCTTCCCAATACCGGGAAACGTGGATCAGTACAAGTACATGAATTAACGCTCATTTTTTATACGTATTAACAATTTGCACAACAATCGGTGTAATATGTGGCGTTCATATTAATTCGCGCCACGAAAAATTCATTCATATCATTGAATGTTAATCGTTCACTTGTAAACTCCCGATACACCGCTAATACGGAAGTCTCTACACCAAGTAAATCGATACCCTCACCAGGGTAATATTGTATCTCACGACAAATCAAATTCAACAGTTCTTCATCTGCTCTGTGAGGTATAGAAGGCAATAACGTTTCAACGTTCGCTTGAATAATCAAAGCGATTTCGGTAGTGTACACACCACCATCGAAATTCCTCTCATCATCTACAACAAAATATGAAGTTAAATTGTAGTCATCATCATAAAATGCTTCGTAATACTCTCCATCAATGAACACCTCAGGAATGAAAACTTGATCATTAAAATGATTCGGGTTTTTATATGCTCTCGGATAGGATTGCCACAAAGATAAATTCAACTCATTGAATAAATACTCTTGTAATCCATCGATCACCTTGTCAACTCCAATCGGATCAGTTTTCTGAATCAATGCCATTATTTCGCAGTTATTACTTCAACACCATACGGAAAATACCCACGCTTCAACTGTTCAACAGATTTGCGAAGTTTCACAATCTCATCACCTAAATATTCACGTAACCCGACAATTTTCAAAGGATTGTTGATTGTACTCCCTTCAATCGCTTGTAACGTCTGAGCAATTACATCTTTTGATATTCGCTCGTTTCTGTTACTTCTCATTGAATTTATGTAAGTTCTCATCATATCAATTCCCCACTGATACTGAATTGCTCTCGCAAAGAGTTTTTTATTATTCAATATCAAGTCGGTATAATCTGAATAAACGGTAATGTCCGGATTTAATCCGCAATTTTGGCTCAATCCATAAACTTGATCAAGGTCAAATATCGCAACACCATCCGCATCTTTAACGTACACTCTTTCGATGTTTAATTCCGCGATGTTGTTTTGATAGTTTGAATCCTGATAATCACGTTTAAATGGAATTAACGAACCATCGTAAATGAACCCAAGATAATACTCGCCTTTATAATCTCCATCAGTTGAGTCAACAACCCAATTCAATTCCTCAATTTGATCGCTCGATGTAATTGTAATGTCCGCTGTCTTTATAGGATCGTTAACGTTGGAATTGAACAGAATTATTTTGATGTCACCAGCACCTTGGAATTCAAGCCTGATTCGTGTTATCTCAAAACCGATGTTTTTCTTTGCACTCGGTTTAATTTTGAAACCAACGAACCCATTTAATATCCCTGATTCGGGAGTTTGTCGCGTTGTCGCTTTTGAATAGACGAAATTCCGATCAATGTAACTTTCTTCACCGAAAACTTCATACATAACGCTTGAGATTGCTGATTTTTGAATGTTAGTAATCAACGTATTTTTGTCAGCGTCAGAAGCATCCTTGTAATCGATGTTATCAATAAAGAATTCTGTCTTGTAATGCGATACCTCATCAAGATATAAACCTGATGAACTCGCAGTATTTGGAGCAGTTAAAATTGCATACTCAGGGTTAAGAGGCTGCCGAACACCGACAACCCCCGTTAACCCATTTTGCACCTTTGTTACATTGAACATGGTAGTTTCTTTTTATCTATTATACAAGAGCGAAAGCGAACATTGGAGTTGCACCGGCAGCACTCAATGGAGCGTGAACGTATGCAATATCAACTGAAATTTCAGTTTCAATCTTAACATCCTGAGTGTAACCACCCAAAGATGTACCATCTGCTCTTTCCTCATAAGTATGAACAGCATATTGAATTCCATCAATAGGATTCAAGATTGATCCATAAGATGCTTCCTTCAACTCAAGACCTTGCTTGTTTTGTTTTGGAATCCAAGGCAAAGCACCGATTGAACCCTCAGGAACTGCAATCCAATATCCTTTTGAGTATGCAGATGCAAGACCGGCAGCCGCCGCAGTTAACGCCGGATCGTGAATGAAATCAATTCCCTGGAATTGGAATGAATAATTTGTTGCATTTGAAACACCTTGAGCAGCATTGAACATGAACTTGTTGTAAGCAATCGAATCACAAACGATTGAGAAACGAACACCTTGGTATTTGTTGATGTCCATAACCATTTTCGTGATTTGGATTGCACGGTTTCCGTTAGTTGTTTCATCAATCTCAAAAGTATCATCAGTTGCATCAAACGTACCTTCAACAGTCGCACCGTTTACTCCTGTTCTGTTTGAGAACAAATAAGTAGATGCCGCAGAATCAAGACCTTCAGCGAAGTTAGCGATAACGTTCTGCATTTTACTCATGTGCATTTCCTCATAAGAATAGATTTTGTTGTCTGCTTCTTTGATTGTGGAAACGAAATCATCTGAGTAAGTTGTCCATGATGGAGTCATTACCGCAGAATCTCCTTGCGCACCCGTGTGGTTGTGTGAACGTGCTGAACCCAAAGATCTCGCAGTTCTTGTTGCATAATTTGTTTCAACAGTACGATCATCACGAGTTTTTAATTCGTTGTAATCAGGGAACATGATTGAACTGTTCTGAAGAAATAGTTTATGAACTGCCGGATCACGGAAACGCAATTCATTTGATTGGAATGCGGCTTGAAGTTTTGCTTGTGCTTTAACCAATGCCGCAGTTGCGAAATTTGCCATTTTTAAACGGTTTTAAATTAAACAATAATTGAAAAAAGTGAGCGATTTGCTCCTAAAGACATCGGTACACAGTACCAATTTTTGCGGACATTGTACACAGTACAGTTACAAATATAGTAAATCTTTTGATTATGCAAATAAAAAAACGGCTATCCGATAGGACAACCGTTCTTCAAACTTAAAACTAAACGCTGTGAAAAAAGAATCAAGAGGTAAGCAAATATAAACATTGTTTTTTAAATGTCAAGTAACCCGGCTTTTATTCTTGAATTCATTTCATTAACGAACCCTGGACTGTTTAAAGCGTGACCGGCTTTCTTCATCTCCTCTTGGAATTCTTCAATAGTTTGTTTACCTCCTTTTCCTGAGGTACTATCACCACCACCAGCACCACCTTGAACCGGCTTCAGATATGTTGGATTATTATCAAAGAATCCTTTAATTACTGAATCGATTGGTAACGGTTCAAGCGTTGTTGGATTTTTGATCGGTGATCCATCATTATTCAAAGCGAAGATGTTTCCTGATTCATCGAGATCAACTTTTATCTTGTTTGATAAGATCGTAAGCATATCGCTTTTGTCAATAATCACGTTGTCCGGAATTAATGATGAAAGTGTTGATGTGATTTTCTGATTCTTCTTGTAACCAAAAAACTCATCCTTTAGCGAATTGTAAGCGTTTTCCTTTTCCTTTACAGTGTTTCTTAACGTTTCAAGGTCTTTTGATAACTCCTGAACCTTTTTATTTGGTTCAATCTTTGCCTCTTCCATCGCTTTTGATACCGATGACTGAACAAAACCATTTAACACCTCAAGCGTTTTATCATCGCTCTTGTGCGCTCCATTCAACTCCTCAATTCCAAGTGATTTAAGAACGTTTTTGCGTCCTAATTCAATACCTAATGATTGAGCATCCTTTTTCAAGTTTTCCTGGAATGTTGAATCCTCTTCCGTTGTACGTAACACTACATTTTCAAGATTCAATTCAACTGTTCCCGATTCAAGACCGCTTTTTAAAGCATCATCATCAATATCAAATTCTCTTCCTGATATAACTACTTTTGCCATGATCAATCGTTTTTAGTTGCTAATTCAATCAATTTCGCTTTTCCGTGACGAGGACTGTATGAAATATCATTTTCATCAAGGTACTGTTGTAACTCTTCCTTGCTCCAAGTATTATCAGGAGTTTCAGACTTAACAACCTCCTCCTTCACTTGTACAGCTTTCGTGTTACCTTTGGCAATCGCTTCAATCAGATCGGCAGTTGTCAACTTCTCACGTTCAGCACGTTTTGCATTTTCAACAATATTGCGTTCACGCTCCTGAATCATCTCAAGCGTTGCTTCTTCATCGATAATCCAAAGAACATTGTTTTGTTGAGCGTTTTGCTCCTCAACGTATGCACGTGGTACGATTTTTTTTGCGAATATCAACTCACGAGAACCATCTTGTTTGTACGTTCCCTGTTGAATACTCACGAACTCCGTTAAGCGGTATTTAGCCGCCACAACCATTTGTGAATTGTTCATGTATATTTGTTTTATGGGTTACTTTGTTGATTTGGATTACTGCCATCCTTGCCTATTAATGACCTTATTTCCTCACTTGACAATTCTTCAAGAACTTTTGTCGCTACGAGAGGAGATAATAAATTAAGAGCGTTATTTGTTTTATCGGATTCACTCAACTTATTAACATCTTCCGATTGTAATATGTATTTATCAAATTCAGCTTTTAACTGATCAACAGTTTTATTTTTGTCTGCTTCTTGCCAAAATTGACCGAACAACATTTTTTGATTTGCAGCCTTTGATCCATAAATCTCTTTTGTTTCTTTGAAAGATAGGTGCAAATATGGTTCTATGCGTATTTTCTTCTGTTCAATCTCCAATACTTGAGGATTGTTTCTGTACTTACTTGACAAGTATTCGTTCAATAGTTTGTCCAGGACTGTCCAATTTGATCCTGAAGATCGATTGTCCTCATACCTTTTCAATAATACATCCGGACTCTCAATGATGAATCCGCGACCATACGCGACATGAGCAGAATATTCAGCTTCAGCACTTCCGTTTGCCCATTGAATAACCCACTTCAGTAATTGTTCGTGAACCCACTCAACATTATCTGCGTATGAATTCAATTTGTTCATTACAGGTTGCACATCGATGAACCTTCCTGTTGCCGTTTCTGATTTGCTTTCGTTAACGCGGTGAGTTCCCCATATAGTGTCTTCAATCTGCTTTTCAAGTTTCTCAAGGTCAATTCTGTACTGTTCCCATGTTTTAATATCAGGAGATACAAACCCGGCTAAATCCGGAGCGATTTTTATATCATCCGAGTCACGTGGCATCGGAACTTCAAGAATATCTGTAACGTCATTCTTTCCTAAATGCCCTTTTCCATCACATACACCACAGGCGTTTTCTCCATCGCGCCCAGTACCGTGGCAACGTCTACAAATTTGAGTGTACCTCCAATGAATAGGGAATCCGTGAATGAATTTGTAAAGCATTAAAACGGATTTATCACGAGCATACTCCTCAGATAATTGTTCGATCTCAAACATCGGTGAAAACCTCAATTCCGTTCCAAGTTTTTGATAATCTGAAAGCACAATTCCTGGAACTTCATCAAACGGATGATTAAACGTGCTTGAAGAATCAATAACAAATGTTTGACCGTTCTGAATTACAGTATAATCATTCTCGCTATCAACAACGCGCCATTTATAAATCGATGGATTTGATTTTGATGGTTTCGGTTCAAATACAATGAACTCAATATTCTGCCCATTGGATTCATAGTAACGAATGTCACAAATTGATTTGTATGTTGGGTAAATCTTTTCATCAGCAACGTACTCCATGAAAATCACGCCATTCGGATCAACATCAAGCAATTCAAAGAAGTATTCAGATAAGTACTTGTGAATTGATTTATTTCCCTTGAACCTATCAATGTGATATATCACTTTTTCCTTTATCGGATTCGATGCTATATCCAATGAAAACGAACCTCCTGATGCGTTAAATACGTTTTGCCTTGGTTCAAATACGCGCCCGAACATATCGCGAATGTCTTTTGAATACTTTTTACGCGCATCTGCCCTGTCTGCACTTTCGATTTTCTCAATCTTTTCAATGAGCAACTTTAGGTAATCATCACCGTACTTCAGCGCACGATATTTGTTATGCACCTTTCGCGCTTCATTTACCCAATTAGGTACGCTTTGCAACGCCTTTACAACCTCAATTACTTCGTTTTCGTCCTGAAATACCATATTATCAATTAATCACGTATCAAATCCATAAAAGCATATCTCCCGGCATCCGGTAAATGTGAATGTTCATGCTTGGGAATTCCACTTTTTGAATCGTGCCACGCATAATTATTCAATGCTTTTGACAAATGTATCGATTTTTTTGTTATGACAATCAAATATCCTTGCATTGTTTTTATGCCGTGCAACACAGAACCTTGTCCTTTTTTGCATTTTTTGATATTAAAACCTTGCTCGTAAAGGTCACGGATCAAACGCCTATCCGCTGCATCTGCAACAATTAAATCACGATACCCAACACGATCCTCAAGAACCTTTGAAAGTGCATCTGATGATGTATTGTTCTGAAAATACACCTCATCCATATAGATTATTTTGTTCTTCCTATCAACTGCAACCTTTAAAAGTGCATCCGGATCATTCGATCCAAAGTCAAGACCATAAGCGTATGGTAATGATTCATCGAACTCTCCATATTTCCAATTCCTGAAAATAACACCTTCAGCACGTAATCTGAAACCACCCAAAATTTCGTATTTGTAATCCTCCCAATCCGATACGATTTTACCTATTACGGTTTTTCGCTCTTCATCGTTTAAAGATTCATAATACTCATAGTTCATTCGCTTTTCTTCATACTCTCGCAAGTTGTGTTCAGCAATATGATCGATGTTATCAAGATAATTTGAATAGATGTAAAGCACATTATTTACAATTCCGCTGAATCCAGGCTCAATCCCTACGTTTTCAAAGAATTCTGTATACAGCCAATGATCGATTGTCGGAGGATTGAACGATAATACAGCCACACATTGCACATCCTTTGCCCTAAGTGATCGTTTTATCTTTTTCCAATCTCTGTAATTCGTGAACTCCTCAGCTTCATCAACTATCCAAATACTAAAATCCTCAAGCGATTTCAATTTTGCCGTTTGATTCAAGGAACTTGTCTTGATTCCGGATATAAATATGCGACCTTTTGAATGTTGATCGGTTGTTGTGTATGTGTTGTTTGCGAATGAAACGCGGTTGTTATACCCTAATAATTCAATTCGCTCATCAAGTGCCTGTGTAATCGACTGATCGGTTGTGTTCATCACGTATCGTGAATATAATATTCTGTGATTGTAATCAACACAGGCAACAGTTGCCCATAATGAACCTCTGAATGATTTACCTGACTCCCTCCCACCGTAATCAATAACTGTATCAATTCGGCTTATTTGTTCCCAATATTCACGCTCATTTGCACTTAGGTTCTTATCCTTTAGTTTTTCACGAGCATTCAATATGGAAAATTGTGCTTTTGCTTTATTTGGGAATTCAACATTCATTATTGTAATCCTAACTGTTTTTAAGTATCAATTTTTTCGGGTATAGTATCCCATAAACATTGAAAACAATTCTTTGATTCCTAATTATCTCGCTTTTGTATCTCCAATCGCTTTAACAAATCTGCTTCACGCGTCAACTCAAACCCGTAAAAATCACGAACGCCATTAAATGACGAGCATTCATATAAAGCAACGTTCCCGGGCATTAAGCGGATTGAAGAGATGAACATCTGATTTTGTTCAGGATCAAGTTTGTAGTAAACAATCTCACCAATTCCAAACTCAAGATAAATCTCATTCATCTGACTTAAATGTGATCGTTACCGGTGCTGAATTAAATGATTTACCGTTGTTCTGATGGTTTACGTCTTGTTTATCACTCCATCCAAATCTGTTCTTCATTTGCATATACCATCCGGTATAATTAAACTTCGGATTGTGCAAGTTTGTTCTGCCATTTTTTTGCCACCACGATTCAGAAAGTATCTTTCCGACTTTTATGGTTTCCGAAAATTGAGGTTCTTCTTTTACCCATCTTTCCCATAAATCATTAGAAAATGAACCTCTCCATTCGTAAATCAATGCTTTAACCTCAACGTCAGAACCACCGTTTTTGTATATCTCAAGGATGTCATTATACCATCCTTCAGGTAAACTTGAAATTCCTTCTTTTGGTCTGCCTCCTCCCATAATTTACACTCCTAAAGCAATTAACGTTAATGCTACACCGGCAAAACACGTTGCCAATGCGATCCAAAAAAAGAATTGAACGTTTTTGCGAATCATCTCCAGTTCGCTTATCATTCTTTTGTCCATTTCGTCTCTGTCCATTGTATTTATTTTTTATCTGTTTAACACTTTCATTGATTCCTTTACGGCGTAATTGCCTTTTCCTGATTCACTTTCAATCGCTTTATCAAGTTCTGATTTAGTTAGAATTTCACCATCAGAATAAATTGTGATGTAATTATCGCTTTTAAAGTTGTCGTTTTCATGAACGAACCAAATCAAATGAATATAATCTTTATTCATTGTCCTCAATTTTCATGTTTGCCTTTTGCATCTCGTGTACAATCATCCGATACATTAACGGATTTCGTTGTAACAATCTCCTGAACTTCCGACTGTTCATATTGTCAACGATTATGAATCCGATACGACTCAAGGCGTCTCTGTAAACATCAATCTGTTCTTGTTTTTCCTTTCCTGTGATGCGCTTCCACATCTTTACAATCCACTTTTTCATTTTCTCAGTCCTTTGTATACGTTAATGGCGCCGTTTATTGCAGTTATCACGATTGATATAACTATCAATACCACGAACACAATTAAAGACCACCAAATCGATGCAAAATACGTTATTGAGAAGAAAATCCAAAACGCAAGTGGAAACACCCACTCTTTGGGTTTATCTGTTCTTGTTTTCCAAAACCGATAACTTTCGATCCTGGTTGTTAGTCTGAATGTAGATGCTATTCTGTACAATAAATACAGAACAAAAAGCAATGCTTCTGATAAAATGTTTAAAAATTTCATGGGTTAACTTTTTACGAATTTACAAATTATTTATAAATACCGATTTCATTGTTTAACTCTTCACGTGCCTGAACTGCATTCGTGAAATCGTATTTGTCGAACTTCCGGATGATTTGCCTAACTGTGTTCAATGCTTCAAATACTTCTTGTGGTGTTAATTTAAGCGTTGGATATAGTTTCGGCAATGTCTTATCAATTAACTCCGCGTAATCATCTCCATATCGCTTTATCAATCCCTTGTAATATCCGAATTGTTTTCCTCCTCCTAAACCATTTCTATTACAATGCGATGCCTGAGAATGAATATTGTGCAAATTATATCTCAATGATGGGTGCGATCCTACTGAATGAAAATGTCCGGCATCTGTTTGATTTCCGTAAATGTTACCACAATCAATACAATACTTGTAATTGAATTGTTGATCGATCATCCTGGAAAGTTTGTTTATTTCGCGTTGAAGTGTTTTTTTGTACTCCTTTGAATACACTTCGATTTTTGTTTCACACGCTTTTATCCTCTCAACTTTTTTGCGATCTGTCTTTGCCTTTAGCGAATGTCGTTTTATTCTCTCCATTCCCTCATCAGTTGAGTACAGCCATTCTTTGTAACAATCTGTACACAATCCAAGAACTCTCTTAAATGATAACTCTCCACACCCGTGATCCTTTGCCTTTCCTGTGCCTTTACACGGCTTTTGTTTTGCTTCCATCGTCTTCAATGTATTTAGGAAATTCCACGTTATAATTTTCTTTTACTTGCAAATCCAAATATAATCGATATAGTTTTCTTTTACATTCCTTTGCATGATCATCAGGTTTACCATTTTTTGATATTATACCATCAATGTAATCAATCCACTTTTCAGCTGTAAATCTCACATCGTAGTAATATCTATCATCTGCATCTAATCTATCCGGGAAAGAATCTTTATTATCAATGAACCATTCTCGAATTTCATTGTATGTGCTTTTTTCAGTTATCATCATACACCTTTTCAACCTTTGCGTGTTTGCCGAATAATTCCTCCGCTATCTCTTGAGCAGTTACTTCGTCAAGTTCCTTTAGGGTTAACCCTGTATGTTCAGCGTACATCTCTAAAATCTTTTCTTCTGTTCCTTCAAAAGAATCTCCTGTGATCTTGTTGTATAGTTTCCAGTTCATAATTTCAGCTTTTCGTTAATCTCTTTTAGCCTTGCTTCAATTTCTTCCTTTTCCTTTAGTAGACTTTCGTTTGGATAGCGTTTATCTAAAAAGTTATATATAAAAGAAGGCTTAATGTAGCACTCATCTTGTAAATAAACTTTCAAATTAAATAACAACTTCTC